CGGGGGATTGTTGCGCTGTACCCAACCCCTGGACTGGTAACTGAAATGACGCTGCCAGCCGCGGCTGAAGTACGCGGTATGCGGGCCTTGTCGGGTCTTCAATATGCTATTGCCGTATGCGGCAACAAGGTTTACAAAATTGACACCAGCCTGAATTACACGGAAGTTGGAACGCTGACCACTACCGCGGGGCCGGTGTCGATTTCCGACAACCAAATGACAACCCAGGGTTTGACCGCATACATTGTGGACGGCGTGAATCGTTACTACTACGAAGTGCCATCCAACACGTTTGTGCAATTGCCATTAACAGATGGGCCATGGCAAGGCGCAAACGTTACCGACGTTGTGGACGGGTACATTCTTTATAACCAGCCCAACACCCAAAACTGGTCATCAACTGACTTGGATTCGCCGCTGTCCACGCAAGCCTGGTTCGGTACAAAAAACGGATCACCCGATCCAATTGTGTCGTTGATTGTTGACCACCGCCAGGTGTACTTGCTGGGCGAAGTGACCACCGAAGTTTGGGTGGACGTTGGCAGCCAAATCACCGGTTTGTTGACATTCCCGTTTCAGCGCGTGTCGGGGACGGCATCGCAAAATGGATGCGGCGCCGCGTTTTCCGTGGCCCGTTTTGCGGAAACATTTATGTTCTTGGCGCGTGACACCCTTGGCACGGCGACCATCGGCATCATGCAAGGCTACGAATACAAGCGCCTGTCCACCCACGCCGTCGAAAACAGCCTGGTGGGCATTGACGTGACCGACGCCCGCGCCTGGACGTACCAGGTCGAAGGCCACGAGTTTTACGTCATTACATTCCCCAATGCCGACATTACCTGGGTGTACGACTTGGCCACGCAACAATGGCACAAATGGCTGTATTGGGACACCCCAACGGCCACGTACCACCGCCACCGCGCCAATTGCGGAATTGCGTTTGCCAACAAAAACCTGGTTGGCGATTGGGAAAACGGCAAAATTTACAGTTTGGATTTTGACCAGTACACCGACGCGGGCGATCCGATTCGTCGGCTGCGCCGCGCCCCGCACATCACTACCGATTTGCAGCGCCAGTATTTTGAGGAATTCCAAATCCAATTTCAGCCTGGTGTTGGCTTGACCATTGGCCAGGGCGACGATCCCCAGGCCATGTTGCGCTGGTCAAATGACGGCGGTTCTACCTGGTCAAATGAGCATTGGGTCGGCATCGGCAAACAGGGCAATTACACCAACCGCGCTATCTGGCGCCGTTTGGGCTGGGCGCGTGACCGCATTTTTGAAGTGGCCGTTACCGACCCCGTGAAGGCTGTCATCGTGTCCGCAAACCTGAAGGCGTCGGCGGGGGATAACTGATGGCCACCCAAACCAACATCCGGTTTCCGACGTCGCCGTTCATCGAACAAGCAACCGGTCGGCCATCGCGTGAGTGGATAATTTGGTTGCAAAACCCGCAAGTGGTGTCGCAGACCGTCCAATATCAAATCATTAACGGCGGCGAAATCAACAACACTACCATTGGTTTGACAATTCCAGCACAGGGTAAATTTACACTATTGACTGCAATCAACGGAATTGGTGGGGGTACATTTTGAACGTCAGACAAGCAACCGCGGAAGACTTGGACAAATACATTGAATTGTTAGGTGACTTCCACGCCGCATCGCCCATGATAGGGGTGGCTGACTTTGACGCACCAAAAACCCGTGCATTTTTGTCCGCATCGTTGGAAAATACCAGTATTCTTTTGTTGGTTGGTGAATTGAATGGTGAAATTGTGGGGGTTACTTCGTGTTTGTTGTACCCCCTTTATTTCAATCCTGATTACCAGGTAGCACAAGAATTGTGGTGGTGGCTGACACCCGCGGCCAGGGGCAGCGGTATTGGTCAAGCAATGTTCAGGGAAATTGAAGCCTGGGCAAAAAATAAAAACGCAAGGGCGCTGTTTATGATTGCATTAGAAGATGAACGCGCAGCAGCGATGGAAAAAGTTTACTTTCGGGCTGGCTTTAGACCGCTTGAAAGAACGTTCATTAAGGAGTTGAAATAATGGCAATCGGAACTGGAACCGCTTTACTGTTGGGGGCTGGCGCTGGCTTAATTGGCGCCGGTATGCAATCAAGCGCCGCAAAATCGGCGGCATCAACCCAGGCTGGCGCTACGCAATACGCTGCTGATGTTCAGCGGCAAATGTTTGAAACCATCAACGAACAGCAAAAGCCGTATCGTGAAGCCGGTTATGGCGCCCTGACCCGTATCGGCGAAATGTTGCCTGGTTTAACGGCGCCGGTTTCTCGCGAGGAAATCCTGGGCCTTCCTGGTTACCAGTTTGCCATTGAGCAAGGTATTGGCGCATCGCGTCAAAACATGAACGTTGGTGGCGGCGGTTCAAACGTAGATCGTGCGGCGCAAAAATTTGCTACTGATTACACGCTGGGAACCGCAATGCCCCAGGTGATCGCGCAGCGCCAAAACATTTACAACACGCTGGCGGGCGTTGCTGGTATTGGCCAAACAGGTCAAAGCCAAGTCAACCAGGCTGGCACGACGGCCGCGGGCAATATTGGCCAAGCCGCAATTGGTGGCGCGACCGCAATTGGCGCTGGCCAAGTTGGTTCAGCGAATGCTTATGCTGGCGCATTTGGCAATATGGGCAACAGCGCGTTGATGTATTCGTTGCTGAAAGGATAAGAACATGGCAGATTTAAGCGTTACCCCCGTTGCTTCACAAATCAAACCCGTGCCAGGCATGAGCCTGGGCGAAATGGTCAACTTTGCCCGCGGCGTTCAAGATTACAAAACCGGCGAAATTGGCCTGACCTTGGAAAAGCAAAAAGAACAAGAACGCAACCGCATCACGGAGTTTTTGTCGCGTCCCGAAAATTTCCAAACCCAAGGCCGTGTCGATATCAACAAACTGAACGCCGAGATTCCAAAAATTGCCCCGCTGACTGGCGCGGATTGGATGAACAAATACACGACTTTGGGCAACGCGCAAACCACCGCCGTTCAGGCCGCGCAAAACTTGACGCAAACCCAGCGCGAAATGATTGCGTCCCGCCTAGCCATCATGGGCCGTTTAGGCGTCAAAGACAAACGCGCATATATTGGCGAACTGGATCAATTGGAAAAAGAAAATCCAAATAACAGCGATTTGAAAAATCTGATTGGCGCATACAAAACCACGATTGACGTTTTGCCTGGCGACGCGGATTTGCCTTCGTTGGCCATTTCAGGCGCCAATTCATTGTTGAATCCAGCAGCCCAGCAATCTACATTTGCGCCCCAGGCTGGCACGGCCACGACCGGCGCGGCGACATTTCAAACAACCACCCGTCCATCGGTGGCTGGCGAAGCGCCAACCACCACCGTGTCCAATCAGCCGTTGGTTACCGCGCAACTTGGCCCAGGCAGCCGCGAAGTGCCAACCGGCCAAGTGGATGTCAACAACAATCCCATCGTCAACGTGTTCGATGCCAACGGTCGGTTTGTTGGCCAACGCGCTGGAACGGGTACGCCTGGCGCTGCTGAACTGCCTGGCGGTCAAACGCCGCGCCCTGTTTCGACGGCGCCTGGCGCCTCTAATGTGCAAGTTGGTGGCCCAATCCCGACCCCAAACGTTCAGAATCAAAATATACCGCCCGCTGGTGGCACAACGCCCGTGGCGCGTTTGCGTCCTGGCGAAACGCCGCAAACATTGCAAACGGCCAACGACCTACGGGTTAACAGCATGAACGCCGCCCAGCAAGTGCCGTTGCAAACGTTCAACAACAATCAGATCATCAAACTGGCTGACGACGTAATCACCGGTAAAGGTGCAAGTTTTGTTGGCAATTTGACCGGCGGTTATGCGGCAATTCCGTTTACCAGCGACAACGCCACCAACCTGAACCAGTTGGGCCATTACATGGCGCTGCAAACCGCATCGCTGGCCAATTCGTCGGGCCTTGGTGGCACGGACGCCGCCCGCGGTATTGCTGGCGAAATTTCCGGCACAACCAGTTGGACGGCGCCAGCGATCAAACAGACCGCCCGCGTCAACCGTGCGCTGTCCACCGCAACCGACCTGTTCAACCAGGGCGTTCAAAATTCGTTCAGTAAATCCAACGATCCGTTTGCCGCCCGCGACTTCCAAAACAAGTGGTCGCAGACAGTTGACATTAACGCGGTTCGCCTATTTGATGCCATGCGAAACAATGACAAAGACGCCATTCGTGAAGTGGTCACCGCAGCCGGTGGCCCGAATACGCCTGGCTACAAACGCCTGGTGGATAACATCGGCAGAATGCAGCAACTTATCAGGGGGCAATAATGGCCGTCGAATTTTTAGACCCCGCCCAAATTGATGCCGCGGTGGGCGATGCGTTCGGCATGAAACAAAAGCCAGCCGCCGCACCCAAGCCCGCAGTCGCGCCTAAACCCGCAACCGCCGCACCCACGCCCGCAACTTCCACCGCTGGCCGATCTAACGTTGTCATTTCCGACCAACTGTTGGACAGCCTAAGAAACGTTGAAAGTGGCGGCGATACCTTTGCAATCAACAAAAAAACAAAGGCTATGGGGCCGTATCAGTTTATGCCTGACACGGTTCAAATGATGCACAAACAGGGCATTAAATTTAACCCATTTGATGAAAACGAATCCCGTGAAGCCGCCAGGAAATTGTTGACACAAATGGCGCAGCGCCACAACGGCAACATTGAATTGGCGTTGAAAGATTACGGTGGTTTTGTCACAAAAGACCCGACCAGTTACGTCCAAAAAGTTTTGGGCGGTACATCATCCAAGCCAACCGCAGCGGCGCCAGCAGCCGCGCCCGCCGGTAAAGCGCCCGAAGGTCAATTGACCATGGACGACTTGATGAATCCTGACGCCATCAACGCAGCGGTAACCGACGCGTTTGGCGAAAAGCCGAAGCAAGGCAAAGTGGCCAGCAAAGTCACGTCGGTTTTACGCGGATCGGCTGCCCTGGCTGACACAATTTACGGTGTTGTTCCTAGCGTCGCTGGCATGGTCACATATGCTGGCGCCCGTGCTGCCGGTCAATCGCCTGATGAAGCCGCAGCCACCCAGGCAAAGGTATCGGGCGCAATCGACAAGCCGTTTGGCAAAGCGTTTGGCGTTACCGAAACGCCTGAATACAAGGGCGAAGCCAGCCAGCAGTTGATGAATTTCATTGGCGAAAACGTTGGCAAGGGCGCTGAATGGATCAGCAAACAAACCGGTATGCCAAAGGCTGAAGTTGAATATTACATGAACCTGGGCATGACAGCGGCCCCGTTCAGCAAGGCCGTTCGCACCGAAGTCGGACTGGCCACACAAGCCGCAAAACAAGCCGGTGGCAAAGTTGTAAGCGCCGTGGCTGACGTCACCCCTACGTCTGTTCGCAATGTTGTCAGAGCCACAACCGAAGCAATTGCGCCAGGAACCACCAAAGCGCCCGCCAAGGCGCCAACGTTGGGCGTTCAAGGCCAACCCACAGTACCAGGTATGCCCGTGCCGCCACAGGCCGTTCCACCAGCCGGTCGCGCAAGCATGGGCGCAGCCGCTACGCCGGACGCCACTATTGTTCGTCAAGCATTGACAAGCGCCACACCTGAATTCCAGCAGTTGTATGGCAATATGCCCCTGGACAAAGTAAACACGCCCGTGGTGTTGCGTCACTTGGAAGCCGATTCCTTGCCCGTGCCTGTCAGATTGACCAAAGGCCAATCAACTGGCGACGTGGTGCAATTGTCCAAAGAACAAAATTTGCGCGGCAACCAGCCGGAATTTGCACGTCGTTTCAACGAACAAAATCAGCAGTTGGTGGACAACGTGCCATTGATTCGCGAACGCGCAGCGCCGGACGTGTATGCCACCAAAACAATTGAATCCAGCCAGGCAATCATTGATTCCTATAAAGCCTTGGATGATGCCCGCAGCGCGGATATCACCAAAGCCTACAAAGCCCTGGAAGACGCCGCCGGTGGTGATTTCCCCGTGGATGGCGTGACGCTGGCGCAGAATGCCGAACGTGGGTTGGCCAAAAAATTAAAAACAGATTTTTTGTCGCCGCAAATTAAAAACCAATTGGATCGTTTTAAAAATGGCGAGCCAATGACGTTTGAACAGTTTGAAGCCATGCGTACCAACTTGGCCACGGAAATCCGTAGGGCCGAACGCAGCGGCGACGGCAACGCAGCCATGGCCGCCAGCATCGTGCGCGACGCCCTGGAAGGTTTGCCGCTAAAGGCCGAAGCCCAGCAATTTAAGGGGTTGGCTGACACCGCCCGCAGTTTGGCCAAATCCCGTTTTGATGCGTTAAAAAAAGACCCAGCCTACAAAGCCGCGGTCGATGACGCTGTACCCGCTGACAAGTATTTCGACAAGTTTGTGGTTAACGGCGTCAACAAAAACATCAACACCATGGTGGACACGCTGGGCCGTGATTCGCCAGCCCACCAGCACATGAAAGCCGGAACCATCAATTGGTTGTCGGATAAGGCTGGTATTGTGGATGGTAAAGGCAATTTTAGCCAGGCCAACTACAACAAGGCCGTCAAAAAACTGGACGATGTAAACAACTTTGGGGCCATCTTTGACCCTGAAAGCCAGTTGCAACTTCGCACCCTGGGCAACGTGGCCGCGTACACGCAATTCCAGCCCCGTGGATCGTTTGTTAACAATTCCAACACCTTGGTGGGTTACCTGGCAAACAAGGCCGCTGGCGGCTTGGAACAGGCTGGAAACATTGTTGGCTTAAAAACATTTGGTTATCCAATTGGCAGCGAAGGGCGCCGCGTTATTCGCGCAGCCCGTGAACGCAAAGAAGCCGCTGAAGCGTTGCAACCAGGCGCCGGAAGCACATTAGATGAAATCAGCAAAAAAGGAAAGTGAAATGGCGCAGTTTGAAGAATCCGGAATTGATCCGGTCAAATATGGCGTGTTGTGGCAAAAGGTTCAGGATTACGAACGCCGGTTTGACGAAATGGACAAGAAAATGGACAAGATGGAAAGCAACCTAGAAAAACTGGTTGCCCTTGCCAATCAAGGCCGCGGTGGCTTTTGGGCCGGTATGGCTTTAGTATCGGCAGCGTCCAGCGTTGTCGGTTATGTTTCCAGTTATTTTCATAAATGAGGATGTATGGACGAGCAGCAATCAATTGCAATCATTAAGGCCCAGGCCGAAGTTGAACTAAAGCGCCTGGAAGCGCAAAGCCCCGCAAAAGACGTTGCTGGCCGCGCTATCGGCAAGCATGGCCTGTTTTACATTACGCTGATTGTGGCCATCGGGGTTGCGTCCAGCCTGGTATTGGACAAAGACAAAATCGCCGCCGTGATGGGCCTTTTGGGCGCGTCGTTGACCGCTTTAATTTCTATGTTGAACGGTATTGCTGGAACGGCTGCCAAACAGGAACGTCCTGAATTTGACGTTATCAAAGACTTGATTGGCAAATTGGACAAACTGGATCGCAAAGAGCAACCCATGAAAGTTACGGTTGAGGGCGAAAAAGTCACCGTGTCAAAGGGTGACGATCAAATTACCACGTCAAGGAATTAAGCCATGTTTCCATTAACTGCATTGCTTGAAGTCGGCGGCAAACTGATTGATAAGTTGATCCCCGATCCTGAAGCCAAAGCCAAAGCCCAATTGGATTTGGCCAAGATGGCCCAGGACGGCGAACTGGCCAGGATGGCCAACGACACCAAATTGTTTGAAACCGAAATGAACAACGTGACGGATCGCTGGAAATCCGACATGGCTTCCGATTCCTGGCTGTCCAAAAACATCCGGCCCATGGCGTTGATTGCCATTTTTGTGGCTTACTTTGTGTTCACCATGATGAGTGCCTACGGGTATCACGCCCAAGAATCCTACGTTCAACTGTTGGGCCAATGGGGTCAAATTATTTTCCTTGCTTACTTTGGTGGCCGCACCGTTGAAAAACTTGCCGATATGAGGTCAAAAAAATGAGCCTGTCCAAACATTTCAGCCTGGAAGAATTAACCCACACCGATCACCGCCAACTGGACAACATCCCCAACGTTGACGAAACCGCTAACCTGGTTCGATTGGCTGAATTTTTGGAACAAGTCAGGACAATTTTGGGCGACAAGCCCATCATGGTTAATTCAGCATTTCGCAGCAAAGCGGTCAATGATGCCGTTGGATCAAAAGACACCAGCCAACACCGAATTGGCTGCGCTGCCGACATTCGTGTGCCAGGCATGACGCCCGACCAGGTGGTGCGGGCGGTGATTGCGGCGGGCATTGGGTACGACCAGGTAATTCGCGAATTTGACCGCTGGACGCATATAAGCATTCCAAGCAATTTTGGCGACAAGCCGCGCCAGCAAGCGTTAATTATTGACAAGGCTGGAACGCGTTTGTTCGCTTAACTGCACAGCGCGCAAATCGCCCAGGCCAACAACACCAAGATTAGCAGCACCAAACCAATCCAAATTAACACCAAGCCAACGTCGATGTAAATCATCGTTTCATGTTCTTGACAAACACCGCAAACGACGCCGCGGTGTCACCCAGGCTGGTCATCTTTTCGAATTCCGCAGCCACTTCGTCCAGGGTATGGTTGCGGATGGCCAAAGAACGGCACATATCGGGCGTTTGGCAGCCTTTTACGTAGCAGAATGGGCAAACCCACATGGTCGCGTGTGCGGGGCAATTATGGGCCTGGGTGCAAACGTCATCGCAGCAATTCATAATTTGATCGCATTCAAATTGAAGTTGTCGGCCATCACTTCAGCATAATCAAAATGTCGGCCAAAGCAATCCCTGAACAAAACGCATTCGTCCGACCAGCCTTCAACAACGTTGTTGTAAATGTATGCCTTACGTGGAACGGTAATCGTTCCGCAAATAAAGTGCAAGCCTTTCGCAGTCACCCGCCAGGCGCCATCCGCTTTTTTTGTGGTGTCGGTATTTACCCCAGGTTCAACAAATCCCCAATGCTGCAACGTTGTGTGCGTTTTGCCGCGCAGCAGCCACCGCGGGCCAACCTTTGGAACATCCACCCAACCATCATCATCGGACGGGGCGCGGGAAAGCCACAAAAGGGCCAGGGCGCGTGTTTCGTTCATGCCCTGGGGGCTTACCTTGCCCCATTTCCCGCAACAGGGGCAATTGCCCCCGTCGCCTTCGATGGTGGCCCGCCAGTTGGTTTTTAATTGCGCCAGGTAATCGCCTTCGTCGCCAAAAAAATCCAATTGCATGGCCAGCCCCTTAGAAGTTTGGAAAATCGTCGGCCATGTCGTCAAACCCGCTGCCTTGCGGCGCTTGGCGGCGTTGCTGGCCTTGCGGCTGGTCGTCGCGTTCGCGTGGTTCGTTGATGTATGCCCAACCATCCCAGCCGCCTTCCTTCAACGGGATCACGTCGATTTTGAGCATTGGCCCGTTCTTGGTGTCAATGATTGAGCCGATCCGCTGGTAACGGTTTTTTTGCTGCCCCTGGCTGTTGGTATACGTGCCGGTGATTACGCTGATTTCGTTGATAAGTTTTGCCATGATTTATTCCCCTATGATTTTTTTAAGTTGATCGACCTTGACCGCGGTTTCGGCCAAAAACTTGATGATTTCCGCTTCCATGTCGGCCACAAAAACTTCGTCACGCGGAACGCGCTTGATAAACAGTTGCGCCTTGGCTGGCATTCGTGAATCAAACACCACGTAATCGCACCAGGCGCGGCCAGCACAAACCATTTGAAATTGCATTTGCGCGAAATACTTTTGCGGGATGGCGCCGGTCAGCAGCGTTTCGATCATCGTGGCCGTGTTGGGGCATTTGATTTCGACGCATCCATCGTCGCCCACCAAGCCGTCAGGTGACGCGCCAGCCATCGCAATTGTCGGGTGGTTCACAAACCCCACTTCCTCGACCATGTTGCCGGTGGCGGCTTCATACGCCCCGCGGGCAAAGGGTTCCTGGTCGGTTCCCCATTGCATGGCGCTGTTGGTGAACGATTCCTGGCGTGTGCCGGTGATTTGTTCGACCACCAGTTGGGCCATGTAGTTTTCGCGGCTGGCGCTATAACCCGATTTTGTGCGGGCCATCACGTCGGCCACTTTGGACGCGGTGACTTTACCCAGGCGGGCGGCAAACCATTCGTCGCTACGTTGTTCAATTTCGTCAGACATTTTCATTTCCTTTGGTTGATAAATCTTTTTTGGCACGGGCCACGCGTTCTTTTTTGGCTGCCATCACTTTGGCTTGCAATGCCTGGTTGCCTTGGCAAGCGTCAAACGCATCTTTGTAAACCTTGGCCAATTCGTCGCTGTTGGCGCTGGCCTGTATGGCTGCCAGGTGGTCGGTAATGTCAGGCGTCGGGATTGCTGGCGCTGTTGGGCGCTTGCTGGCCGCGTTGCCGTCGTCATCTTCCGGCGCGATGCCACAGGCTGCCATGAGGCTGTAACGACGCGCATACGTCAACGCGCTGCCGTAACCCTGGGCGTCGTGTTTGGTGGCCGGAACGTGCAGTTGGCCGCAATTGATGATTTCACCGGATTCGTGAATAAACACGGTTTCAACAATCACGCCGTTTTCCGATGGGCTGACGCGTTGCGTCAATGCAATGCCGTTGTTGTTGAGTGCATCCACCACCGCTTCAACACACGCAGCCAGGTCGGCATAACGCGATTTGAAATGCGGGTTGCTGGACGATTTCAGCGCGGGGCCAAATTCTTTTTGTGCTTTGACCAGGGCCGCGGCGACTTTGTTAAATGATTGTTCCATGATTTTCCTTTTAATATTTTGGGGCGCAAGTTACATCCACCACAACGTCGGTTGTGAAGTTGTTGACCTTGCGTTTGCCATAAAGCATCACAGCGCGAAGGCCGCTGGATGTGCATTCAGTCACCGCGGTGATGACTTCGTTGCGCGACATTGGCTGCACCTGTTTGTCCAGGATCAGTTGTTGTTGCGCGTCCAACGTTGTGTTGGGCGGTAGGCTGTTGCAGCCGGTTAAACAAAATGCAGCAACAGCAATCAAACACGCCAACACCAGCCAATTCCAGGCGCGTTGCCAGCGGTTAAGCGTGGCCCTGTACGGGCCTTCAATTTCAAAAGGTAAGCGTTTCATGTTGATCCCCTTAAATGTTTGCAAGTTTTTGTGCGTAGTTAATGGCTGGCGCCAACATCGCGCTGCCGTAGGTGCGAATGCTGCCGACGGGCAATTCCGCGTCGGTGTCCCACAACGTCACGGCGTAACCCGTGCTGATTTTTGTCACCAGGGCGGCAATGCCATATTCGGCATTGACAAACGTTGCGATTTGGTTGGGATTGGTGATGGTGACGGCGTTCATGCTGCCACCCCGCTGGCGTTCAATTCGCCTTCCATAATTGCGAACAAAACACCTTTGGCGCGGTTCAAAGTTAAACGGGCGCCTTCGGTATCGCCAAACGCCATTTGTTCCTGGGCGTCAGACATTAAGCCAGCCACAATCTTGTTGGCGCCGCTTAATT